AATTTATCTCAACAGTGAATCCTTTTAATTCAGCATTAGTTTTAATATAATCTATAGTATCTCTGCTACAATTTAAACGTATTTCCAAATCATTGATCTTTTCAATTCCAGTTATTTCTTTGCTTTTGATCTTTGTGTTGAGCATCTTCATAGTATCTTCATATAATACCTGTTTCCAATCAAAATCTCCTCCAGAAAATCTTAGATGATAACCGGGAGATTCAAACAAAGGTAGTCGATGTCTTATATTTAGATAAACTCTGTCTCTTGAACCAAAGTTAACAGCAGTATGTCGTATGCTAGTATCTAATCTCCATATCCTCCCATCAACAGGCAATTGATGCATTTTTTGTTTTTCTATATCTATGAGATAACAATGAGGATTAGTAGTTATTACCATATCATAACGATCATCGGGATCGCAATGCGCAGTATAACATTCAGCAGATTCTAATTTTAATAGCCTAGCTTCACCTATATCGTCTAGTGCTTTTAAAACATCTCCCAATGGGGTTCCTTGATACTCTGGTTTAACTGTATATCTTCCGGTTAGGAGATTACCATTTGTTTCATTGAGGGTTAGCCTCTTGCCAAACTCTGGCATCATAGAAAATTGTTCTAATATAGGGTCGATGTCGAATCTGAATTCTGTTTCATGGATCATAGAAATATTTATGGTAACCCAACATCTACTTAAATATTTGGTATGCAGAAAATAAAAATAGCACCATCGTGGAGTGATGAATGGTTAGAAGTAACTGGACCACAACCGTTTTCAGATGTGAAAATGCAAAAGCTAGCCTTGGCTGTTTTAGATGGTAAAACAGACCGAGATATATCTGATGAAATCTATAATAATTTTATAGAAGAAACAGAATATTGGATAAAAAATTCCAAACTCAATGATCTCAGAGGATTTGATAGATTTACAAGGCGAGATGTCTGTATGGGTTGTACACAATTTATAGATAATCTATATATGAGGAATACCATACAATATCTAGAAGGTGATTACAAATATCACGATAGATTAGGAACAGGCATCATTAGAGATACAAATAACCTAGAGCAGACTACACCCTTAGTATTATCAATGCCATTTCCTAGCACAGGTAGCAAATATCGAGATATGGAATCTATACTAGATATATGCTCTAGGCGCATGATTCCTGTACATATAGACGGTGCCTGGATAACCTGTGCTAAAAATCTAGATTTTGATTTCAATCATCCTGCTATAAAAAGTTTTGCTATAAGCCTAAGCAAAGGATTAGGGCTAGGCTGGAACAGGATCGGAGTGCGTTGGTCTAGAGATATAAACATATCCGATAGCATATCTATAATGAATGATTACCATATGAACAACCGTGCATTGACGATGATCGGTTTGCATTTCCTGAGGAACTTACCGCCGGACTATTTGTGGAATACACACGGAGATAAAAATACTAAAATCTGTAGTGCATTTAATCTCATACCAACCAATAGCATACATCTAGCACTTAGAAAAGACGGTAGTCCTGTAGGATTAACACCGCTATTACGTTACCTTGAGGGAGAAGAAATTGGATAATCTAATAAAAGATATGTATGAGAGAGATTACGGCAATATGCTACATCTTGTAAATGGAGTATATATACCGTTTGATATTAAATGGAAAAATATAGGAGTATCTGTATCCGGAGGTGCTGATAGTGCTATGTTAGCCTATGTACTCTGCAAACTGATAACTGAGAATGACGCTAATACTACTGTCCATATTATAAGCCATATACGTATGTGGGAACGCAGACCGTGGCAGAGGAAGAATAGCTTAGATGTATATGATTGGTTAGTTGGGCATTTTACAAATATAACTTTTAAAAGACACGAGAATTTTATCTCTCCTGATCTCGAATGGGGTAGCCAAGGTGCTACTCTCATAGACGAATATGGAAATATCAATAGCGGTGATATAATAGAGATACAATCGTTTGCCAAATATATAGCACATAGAGAAAATCTAGATATCTACTATAATGCAGTATCGCATAATCCCAGTACATTAGAAATAGATAACAGATTTCTACGTAGAGATATAGTGTTTGATGATAGTGAAAAAACTAGGAATCTCATCATACGCAAACACGGAGATAGATATTCCTGCCATCCATTTCGGTTCGAAGAAAAAAAATGGATCATTTCCTGTTACAAGCTGTTTGATGCATTAGATTTACTAGACGTGACCCGTAGCTGTGAGGGAGATAACATAGACTATCCAGATGTATTCAAAGGTCTAGATTATAAAAGCTATAAAGACGATATGAGAGTACCTACTTGTGGAAAATGTTTCTGGTGCAGAGAACGAGATTGGGCACTAACCTGTGACTGAAAAACTTTGGTGCCCTCTTCCTTGGACGCATTTGGCTGTTAAAAATAATGGTACTCTTCGTATGTGTAGCCATAGCCAGAGTGGCGGAAACAAGAACACTGTTTTGATAAAAGACAGCAAGGAACTCACTATAGAAGATCTCAACACAGTCGATGCAATGAATAGTGATAATTTAAAACAAGTTAGACGAGACTTTTTAGAAGGAAATTGGCCAGAACAATGCAGACGCTGTGAACGTGAAACAGCAGCAGGACATAGGGCAAGAAACATCTGGGAAACTGAGAGGCATTTAGATACCTTTACTTATGAACAAGCATTGGCAACAACTGCTATCGACGGTACTATAGAAAATCCAGAGATACAAAGTTTCGATCTCAGAGTAGGTAACCAATGTAATCTACGCTGTGTTATGTGTTTTCCTGGAGAAGCAACTAAATGGTATAAGGACTATAAAGAGATAACAGGAGAAGATACATTTGGTGTCGATAATAAGACCTATTCACTAGATCCCAAAGATAGTGATTTTGATTGGATACGAAGCGAAATAAAGGTAGAATCTCTAGTGAGAGCAAGCACACACCTAAACAAGATCAAGTTTGGTGGTGGCGAGCCCGTGATTATAAAGAAGCATCACGATATTATAAGGCGCTTAGTAGAAGAAGGATATGCTAAAGATATAGAATTAGAATACAGCGTCAATATAACCGTATTTCCTCCGGAATTGTTTGATCTATGGAAGCAATTCAAGAAGATCAAAATATGTGCTAGTTTAGATGCCATAGGAACCGCCGATGAGGCTATAAGGTATCCGACTAGATGGAGTGACGTCGAAAATAATCTAACTATGCTTGATCAATTAGGTGAAAAATTTGAAATATTTACTTCAACAACTATAAGCATATTATCTCTAGAGCATTATGCTAATACGTTGTTATGGATACAATCAAAAGATTACCAAAAGATCAATAGAAATGTACATTCAGTAAGTGCTAGCCATCCCGTGTATGCACCACATTATCTAAACATAGCCATATTAGAGCAGCGGCATATAGATGAGATATTTTTAGATCTTGAACAACAGGTAATGGCTAGTCCATATAATGCTGTACTGAAATCAGCTATACTCAACAAAATCATGTTCTATAATAATTACTATAAATTAATGAAGATAGCAGGACCCGAAGTTATTATCTATAGGAAACAATTTGCAGATAGATTCTATCGATTCGCAAATAATCAAAAACAGGACTGGGATACTATATTCCCAAAAGCAGCAAGGATAGCACAAGAATGGAAAAACCTATAAGCGAGACCTTTTGTATGCATCCCTTCACTGGGTTAGCTACTAGAGAAGACGGAGCCGTAATGGTCTGTTGCCGTAGTCATCCTATAGGTTGGATACAGAACGAATCACTTGAAGATATATGGAATAATGAGAATATGTGCCGTATACGCAAGCAGGTTTTAAGTGGAGAAAGACCTAAAGAATGTAGCCCTTGCTTTAGCTTAGAAGATCAAGGTGTGGAGAGTTTAAGGCAGAGACATATAAGGGGTAACATACCCGAAGCTAGGGTAAATCTATATCCAACAGCATTGGAAAAACTAAGTGAAGATCATCATATGCCTTTTGAAATACCCACTATGGAGATCAAGCTCAACAATCTCTGCAATCTCAAATGCCGTATGTGCCACCCCATGGATAGCACTAGCTGGAACGACTGGGACGAAGTAGAACACTTCTATAAAGAAGAAGGCAACTTTATGGTGGATGCGATAAACGAGTTAGGTTTAAAAAAGAAACCCTACCTAGATAAGTTTGATGACAATCCCAATTGGTGGAATAGTTTTGCTAGGGTTATACCACACTTCCGCAGAGCAGAATTCGCAGGCGGGGAACCGCTCATGGATCCGCAGCACTATCGCATATTGGATATGTTAGCACCGTATGGTGATCAGATAGAGATAAAATATGCTACTAATCTAAGTGTATTAGGTATTAAAGGTGGGCGTAATATTTGGGATTATTGGCCAAAGTTTAAAAGCGTAGCTGTAAATGTTAGCATCGACGGATTAGGAGATGTTTACGAACACGTAAGAGGAAATGCCAGTTGGGATGATCTAGTGGCTAACATCAAAACTATACAGGCTATTCCAAACATTTCTCGTATAGTTGGAGCAGTCTGCGTACAAGCAGATAATATAATGACACTAGACAAAATCATTGAATATTTCCTAGACGATATTGGTATCGTCTTCTATGGCAATAGAGTAGAATATCCTAACTTGTTATCAGCACAAGTAATACCACCTGCTCTAAAAGAAGAAGCTATACAGAGATTAGAAGCTATTAAGCCCCGTGTGAAAGATTTTAAATTAGTCCAAAAATACCCTATACTATTAGATATTACACTAGGTCAGATACAAGATAATATCAACTATTTGCGTTCGAAAGATCAGAGCCATCTATGGCCTAAATATTTAGATTTTAGTGCTAGGTTAGATCGGCGCCGTAATCAAAAATCTATAACAGATATTATTCCGGAATTCAAAGATCATGTATGAGAAATTTTTACTAACCATTGGCAATTCTGTAAGAGATTACGAACTAACTTTTGATATATTTGATACAGGCATAGCACAAAAATGGGCTACTGAAGTAGCTAGAGATTATGGATTTTATGAAACTGATAGATTCAGCAACTGGCCGGATAGCCCTCGAGATAAAACATACTATGTAGATCAACTAAATCAACAGATAGCTACTGTAAATAACTATCATCCTAATACCATTAACACAGTTGTACAAGATAATCCAGATCAAGACACTATGAATTATCTGCACGTTTTCTTTGAGAAACTAAGAGGGCCCGTAGGAGAAGAACCAGAATGGTTTAAATCTGCCAGTGCAGAAGCACAAGAGGCTATCTGCAAGTTTAACATACTGATACACGAATATGAGCATCTCAGTTTTAACGAAGAAATGTTGCCGTTAACACATCACCCATATGCCACTATAGTAGGAACTTATCAAGATAGGCCTAGATATGAACTAACAGATGACGAATATCAATATTATACATACGATTGGCGTTTTGGTACTGTTTATATAAACTACTGCGAAGTAGGTAAGCCATTATTGGATGTTTTTAAAGACAACGACGAAGTAGTTGGAGATAACAATATAAAACCATTAAAGTATTATAGCGCAGATTGGCAGATCAAGTTTGGTCCAGATACTTTAGATTGGGTATACGAGCAGAGGACTAAAGAATTTAAAGATTGGTTTGATAGGAAAAGTAACTATCTAAATCAGCTAGGTATATATTGGGGACCAAGGATGGCACTGGGTATGATACCAGTAGCTACATTAAATCTAATAGATAGCAATCTTATTGATCTAGACAAAGTAACTATAGTGCAAAAACTCAGTCCATATCAGGAAATAAAAAGGACCAAGATACTATGAGGAAAATCACTAGCAAATGGCCGCATCAAGACAAGATCAAGATAGAATGGAATCTAGGTAAACGCTGTAATCTAGATTGTACCTATTGCCCAGAATATATCCACGACAATCACAGTCCTCATACAGACATAGAGAAGCTTAAAGCTACAGTGGCGGTTTTAAACGCATTAGAAGCTCCTGTGCGTCTAAGTTTAACAGGAGGCGAGCCTAGCGTACACCCTCACATAGAAGAGCTGTTAACTGCTATAAATGCTGCTGAAAATATCACTTGGGTAAGCATGACAACCAATGCTACTAGGTTGGCCAAATGGTACGAATCACAACAACACATCGTTGATCAATATGTTTTTAGCCTCCATTTTGAGAAAGATTGGGAAAGATGCATAAACAACATAGTAGAATTTGAGGTGTTAAGGACAAATAGAGTATTAGTACACATAATGGCACACTATAAGCATATGGATGATGTTAGAGTAATAAAGCGTTCTTTCGAAATGATTAAAATACCCTATGCAGTTAGGAGAATACGCTGGACCGAAGGCAATCACGATCTGTTTGACGATATGCGATATCATCCTGATGATCTAGAATGGATCAAAAATTCAACCGCCACGATATGGCCAAACTGTATAATAGATGATTTTGAAGAAATGCACGCCAATGATATCATTAAATTACATATGAATCAGTTTAAAGGCTGGACTTGCAACGCAGGATTAGAAAGCCTAATGATAAACTGGGATGGCGAAGTGCATCGTGCTACTTGTAGGGTCGGTGATAGCCTTGGAAACATATACAACGGTACTTTCCAAAAACCCATAGATCCAATAGTATGCACACGCAACTGGTGTACTTGCGAAGCTGACATACCCCTAACTAAAATAGATTACCAAGTTCAGGAAAAATAGACTTAGCATCAGTCTTGCGGATCTTATCTAGACTAGATATATATTCTTTGAAATCAGCTACCTGGGAAGATTGATCTCCCGATTGCACGAACCTAAGTATAGCTTCCCATCTAGTCCATCCATATGGATTGTGCTTCCAGAAATCGTCGTCTTGCCTATAATTGTTCCATAACCAATCTTTAAACTCTGAGAATCTATCGCCAACATCTTGTTTATCTTTTTCAGATAATACGCGAGCGCTAAGGAACGTGGGTAGATATAACAGATGCATATTAATTAATCCGCCGCCGCTCTGATGATCTCCGACTTTATAATCATTGATTTTTTTGAATCCCATATCTAATTTCCATCGGGCAAATTCTGGGAGATGTTTTATGTTAAAGATCTGTACAGCAGCTTGTATACCTATCTCTATATTATCAGGAGTTGCGTCTAGTTTCCTAAGATTTCTAACTACATCATCCCAATTAGTGGGATAACGTATATACCAGTTTTTCTCACCCACAGCATCTATGCTAAAAGCTACTTTTACTTTCTTAAATTTAGACCATATGTTGATCATTTCATCAGTCACAAATATACCATTAGTATTATATCTCAGAGATATCTGTTCGTTATATCCACGTTTTATTATTTCTAAAAGGAATCGCTTATGTTCTTTTATCATAAGAGGTTCGCCGCCAGCAAAATATAATTCGCGTATATTAGGGATCTGTTCATAAACTTGATTCCAAAATCCCTCGTTCTTATACCAATTATTATTGAAAGATTCTCTATCCCAAGATATCTGAGATCGTATAAGTGGACTTTCTAGTGTATCCATTAAAGTATCATAATCTTCTACCCAACGGCTCGAATCGTGAGGTGTACACATTACACATTTTAAATTGCAAGTATGTCCCAATCGAAGATCTAGATATCTAATCTTCGGGGGTATAGTACCGTCAGTTGCTGTATCTCGTATTAGCTGTGCTATATCTAACTTATTGTTAGTCCAATGATAGGTTTCCCAAAGGCGTTTGCTGATCACACCATTTGCTTCTTCTTCAAAACATTTAGCACAGCTATCGGGTATTTTTCCCTCTATCATAGTCAGTCGGACATCACGCATATATCCATTGTTCAATGCATCAACAGGTAAATCTCTATTAAAATTAGCAGGTTTACCATCTTGATTTTTTACGAGACCGACAGTATAGTCTCCTGTATCAGCACCACTAGCATTAGATCCGCAACAGAGTCGGGCATCACCGTTAGGTCTAGTAGCTATGTGTATCCAAGGAAGGGGGCAAAAGGTCTTTGAACCTGTTTTTCCTTCGATGAGACGTTGATAGGCTTCTATCTTTTCACTCATATATTAGTTATGCTGTTGCAAATATGCTTAAATATGTTTATGATTTATGTTGGAAATTTCAAAGATTGGATAGATCCAAGAATAATGGACATTATGCTAAATTCTCCTGGAGAAAAGCGCCCCATTGAATCAGAAAAAAATACGGATAGGAAACAAGAAGTTGTTTTAAAGTGGACTGATGCAGGGTATAACCTCGATAAGTTGTCTTGGGAATTTTATTACGACAATCATATCGGTTGGTTAGATCCACCGATAGCTGTAGGATCTAGATTCAAATGGTGGTTTAGTAAAATGAATCCCGGAGAAATGTTTCCGCTACATATTGATAGTTTTCCAGATAGTGAAAAGAATATTAAAAGATACTGGATGGCGATGCAGGATATGATTCCAGGACATATTTTTATCTATGATGGGAAACCATTGGAATATTCAGCCGGAGATATGTTTATTTTTGATGAGGCTAGAGATTGGCATGGTGCTGCCAATCTCGGATTTGTTCCTAAGATTGCTTATCAATTGGTAGTATTTGACGAAAATCAAGTGTAGAAATATAGCTATCAGATTTTAATATAAAATCAACCATATCAATCATCTGTTGTTTATCCGTGTAAGGTTCCCAGGCCCTGGATCCCTCTTTAGGATCGTAATTCATAAATCTTACAAGAACAGATTGTGGCTGATTGCCAAATAGTTTTTTCATACTTAATTCTTTGTGGGTTTGTTCCAAAAGGAATTTACTGGCTATCATTTCTAAACTAGCAGAATGTCCATATAATAATTCCAAGGGCAATGCTGCCGCTATACTACTAAAACTTATTATCTTTCCACTGCGTTGACTCCAAGCATTGTATAATCCCAATAAAATGTAAGATTGGCTACATCCTACATTAGCTAGATTTATAAAATGGTCAGCATCATTGGCAATTTCAATTATCTTAGATCTATCATCTGCGTTTGACAAATCATAACCTGTAGATCTACTGATTCCAATAACTTCGTATTCTTTTGAAAAATATTCGCTAAGTATTTTGCCCACAGGGCCTGTATGTCCAGTAATTACTATTTTGCTCATTAGTAGCTTTCCAAATGATCTATGTTTAATTTCTTACGGAAGTCTTCTGTAAACTTACCGTCTATTCTTAGGCTATAGCTCTGTTCAATTATCTTTTCGCCGCCGTGCCAATCTTGATCGTTCCACCAAACGGCACGACTATTTAGATATATTTTATTTTTAGTATCTGGATCCCAGAGATAGAATGCTTTTTTAGTATTTGGACGTATATGTATAAATTCATTATTGTGAGGATAATCTACATTTACTCCATTCTTGGCATCTAGATCTCTATGTTCAAATGGGATACCATCGTGTTCACAATGGAAAAATATAACTCTACCAATGTGCTCAAATATACCGTCAGTTATCAACTTTTCAATCCAAGAAACTGTATTAGGAAAAAATTTAGCTTCTTCTGTCAACTTTCTTGGAGCGGTCCTGTCATCCCAGGATCCCTCTTGCCATAGAAAATAATATATATAAGGGTCATATGCACCCATAGCCATTTTTAAATATCTAGTAAATTTATTCCTATATTTGTAATCTGTTAGATTTTGATAAAGAGGCATACCATTAATCTTGATAGGATCATCATCAGGCAGTGACATAAATTCTTCAAGTGCCTTATATATTGGTTTCCAATTTACAATATAACTCATCTTTTCAAAAGTAAAACCCGGAGCCATCCAAGTTCCTTCTTTTGCATATTCTCGGGCTTCTGCAAATCCTCGGATTATCTCTGGTTGCAAATTATCAAATGCTGCCATATCTAAATGGGATTCTAGATCTAGATATGGTATTCCTCCGATTCCTCTTATCATTTTATTTTTTTCCTAACTTTTTAACAGATAATTACATTTATGAATTATGAATATTATTATAACAATGTACCCGGTGACGGGCTTTGTCGCAACAATCTTATTTACACAAGCTTAATAAGCACAGATAAAAAAACCTTTGTCCAATGGTATTTCAACGATGGAATATACCACAGGGGACAAAATGAAGTAGTTGATCCCGGAAAAATGGAAGAAAAATGGCAGAGAGAAGTTAAGTTTCTATCTATTATGAACAAACAATATCCGGATATAGTTCCGGAAATCCTAGATATAGACAATCAAAGCAAAAAGATTTATCTAAAGGTTGATGGAGTAGATTTTTGGGAGAGATCTGGATGCCTGCAAGAAAATTATGATAGCACATTGCCAGATTGGCAAGATCAAATGCTCGATATTGTAAAAGCACATCGTAGTTTAGGACTATACAAATATTCCATGCATCCTAGCAGTTATTTTATCATAGACGGTAAATTAAGAAGCATTAATTACTTCTTTACATATCACGAAACAGAACCACAAGTATCTATAAAAGATGTCGAAAGCCATATCTATAGTACCAGACAAGCAGAGCTTAAAAAGTATCTATCAGGTCTAGGAATAGAATGGGATAAACCGCAGCCGTTTGATAAATTACAGTTACTCTGTTGGGAAAGTTTTCGCACAAATTATCCTAGCGATTTTATAGAAAAAGTACAAAAGATCGTATAATGTTTTATGACCGGATAGACGAATTAGAGATAGAAAACAGTTCAATATGTAATGCTGCTTGTCCGCAGTGCGCTCGAGAATTTAGACCTAATGATCACAGTTGGTTTAAGCAGAGATATCTAACTAATAATTTTTTTATCGAAAGGATATCTGATCAAATATATTCCTCATTAAAGAGGCTTACATTTGCCGGAGTAGTAGGCGATCCATGCGCTAGTCCAAATTTTTTAGATGTGTGCCAGATAGCAAGAATAAAAGCACCGCAAGCATCTATTACTATCTCTACTAATGGTGGAATGAAAACTATAGAATTTTGGAAAAACCTAGGTCGTGTATTAAAAAATACAGAGCATGTGGTATACTTTGCTATCGATGGGTTAGAAGATACTAATCACCTCTATAGGAAAAATGTTAATTGGAACAAAGTAATGGAAAATACCGCTGCGTTTATAGAAGCTGGTGGAAACGCACATTGGCAGTTCATAGTTTTTAAACACAATGAACATCAGATAGAAGAAGCTCGCGATTTAGCCAAAAAGATGGGTTTCGTAGAATTTGTAGCAAAACAAAGCCATAGATTCTTAATAGACGATGCATTTAATCTAGAGCATATACTAGAAAACGGTGATAAACTTATGCCAACTGATTTACCGGAACACAGACACAAATTGCTTTCGGAAAATAGGAATCCAGATATTCTCGCATATCTAGGCGATCTAGAGAATAGCAAAATAGATTGTTATTCTGCTAACAGGAGAACTGTTTATATAGATGCAGCTGGACTTGCCTATCCTTGCTGCTATATAGCAGGAAATGTTTTCTTATTAGATGGATTAAATGTCAAAATGGATGACGGATGGGATCGCCTGTGGACTTTGGAAAATAAAGATAAGATAAATCTATATAAAAACGATTTACAAGATGTAGTAAAAAGCGATTTCTTTTTAACGATAAAAAACAGTTGGGATAAGAGTTACAGAACAGGCAAGTTAGCTATATGTGCCGCTAGTTGCAGTAAATCCGAAGGACGATTGATCAAACCAGAAGATTTTAAAGATTATCAGAAAGAATCACTGTTATGAAAAACATAAAAGAAATCGGATATGAGCACAAAGAGTATCTTAGGATCAATTATTATGTAACCACACAATGTCCGTATGCCTGTAGATATTGTCCCGATAATCTGCATAATGGAAAAAATCGTGAAATAAATCTACAAGATTTAGAAACATTTTTAAATAGATTTAGAGATAGAGAAGTTAGCGTAGGACTCACTGGCGGTGAATGTTCAGTACATCCCCAATTTAAAGAAATAGTCGAACTGATTAAATCATTAGGAATGAAGGTCGCTGTAGATAGCAATAGTGTAAGAACAGCTAGGTTTTATGAATCAACCGGAGATCTGGTAGATAATTGGAATATTTCCTTGCATCCAAGCCAGCATACACTAGATCTAGAAAAGATAAGCGTATTAACTGATAAAAGTTTTGTAGTAGTTTTTGTGATAATGGATCCCGCATATTGGGATCTATCATTAGACTGGTTCGATCAAATAAGCAATTTACCAAACTTAAAAGTAACACCTGCTCCGATTACTTATTGGGGTGCTGGAAGCACAAAAGTTGAGTATACTTCTGAACAGAGAGAACAATTATCTAAGTTAGAAAGCAAATTCACATTTACTAGAAAAAGGATGGAAGAATTACAAAAGACACACCAGTGGTTATTGCGTGGAAAATCTCTAGTAACATATACAGATGGGTCTGCTGAAGAATTTGATTCTTTTAAACTAGTGAGAGAAGATCGTAATTCATTCTTAGGATGGGAATGTTGGGCAGGAAATTATTCTCTCGTGATCAACGATGACTGTTCTGCGGGTTGGGCAAATTGTGGTATACGTAATTATAAACATTTTTTAGATATGTATCCAGAAGATATAGAAAAAAGTGTCATTTGTAATATTGAAAAATGTAACTGTAGCTTAGATATACGGGCTCTAAAGAGATCACCCAATTAACATAAATCTATTATATTTTGGTAATTCTAATGTAAGCGCAGCTATATGTTTAATCTTACTTTGTTCTTTAAATTCATTTATATCTTCTGCACAACGTATGTGTTCTTCTAGATCAAAATAATCATTGCTCTGTAATACTATCATAGATCTTCCTGGTATCTTTTTTAACCATTTTTCATAGGTTTCTTGATCTATATGTTCACAGCTAGTATTGATAACAATATCTGGATAAAATTCGTAATCATAATCCACCATGTTGCAAGTTACTGCTTTAAATCTACCTTCTATTTCTTCTATCTTATTCATAGTCCTGGCTGTTTCTTCGCAGCTAGGATCTATATCTATCGAAACTATTTTATCAATACTAATTCCAGATTGGAATAATAGGCTCGCTAAAACACCATTCCATCCACCGTGTATGACTACGTTACTAGAAGCCGAGGATACATAAGGCATGATTCCGTTTATTAACCAAGTCTTGCTGTGTATCTGTCCTTTCCAAAAACTCTCAAGCGTGCGATAGCGATCGTCGCTATTACGTATAGCATCCATCCAAAAAAGAACATGGTCTATATCAACTTGCATTTTGGTATCTTACTATCCGCCGAACTTACACAACTATTAGTTATACAAATCTCTGGGTGATCGAACAATCTAAACCCATCATTTAATGTTCCTAAAGGAGTATCGTGACAACTATAACTACGCTTAACTTCATTTCCTCGTATTATAACACTTTGATATCCGCTGTTACAACGCCATCCTTTAAATTTGTTAAAACCAAAAGCATTAAATCTCTCTGCTTGATCAAAATCATATAATTTTCCATTAGAGTCTTTTAATTCAATTTGATAGATACCTTCTTGATCTATCTGCTGAGGGAACCCAGTCTGTAATAAATTTATCATTTCCTCTGTATATCCAGAAACAACAAAGCTGGCAGTGGGATCGCTTTGTGGTTTAAGTGTAATATTAATTCCTTTATTGTAGAATCTTTTACATCTATCATAATATTCTTGGAATCTGTCTGGAACCATTACTTGGTTTATAGTTACATATATTCGATTTTCTAACAAGAATAGTAATTTATCAGCAAACTCGTTTTCGTCGGCAAACTCTGCGTGGAAGCTAGCAGTAATACTGGCTCGATTAAATTTTTTTAATGTAGGGATCATACGATTCCACCATTTCATTCCCGGACTACAATTACTAGTCATATGAAAACTTTGATAGCTAGGTAAATCATCATTAACGTAATAACTGAGTAAATTATCAAAATCCTTGAAAACTGTCGGTTCTCCTCCACTAAAACTAAAATGGAAATTTTTAAATCCATTCGACCTTGCCTGTTTCTTGATTTCGTCTATCGTGCGTTTATAAACTTCCAAAGGAAAGTGATCAGGTACATCACTGCGAGCATAAGGCCAACAATAGCTACAGTTATAATTACAAAACCTCCCCATAATCCAGCTAACAGCAAATAGATCAGTCCCAAGCATAGTCTTTTGGCCAAATTCATTTATATCATCCCACGGTATATTTTGGAAATCAGTATTTTTCAAACTCATCTTTCAACCATTTCCAATCATTTATCTTTAACAACATTTCTGGGTTACCTGCATTTGCGCAACCATATTTCCTGCCTGCTTGTGCTCCGAGCAATGCCCAATGACCGTAGTCTTGATTCTGTCCTTTAGTACACCAGATTTCTAATCTATCTTGTGTTTCAGCATCTATTTGTCCGTCTATCACTTTGCTAGATAATTTAACACATTCACGGAATGCGCTTTTCCAAGTATTAAAAGTATCTGTATTGAATGCTGTAATATTGCTTAAGATAGGAACTGATTTAAATTTTTCACTGATAGAAGTAGTCATATCTACTGTAGTTATATCCATATTCATTGTTAATTTCTTTGGTAGCAGCTTAACTCCACCATATCCATATGTTAATCCATTGATTGGATTTTGGCTCTTAAACACATGGACACAATCTTTTGACCAATCATCAACTTCATAATCAAAATTAAAATCATCAACTATTTGGGCATCACCATCAACTACCCAAAACATATTGGTCATAGATTTCTTAGCAGCAGCAACGTGTGCTTGATGGATACCAGTAACATCTTTAACTCTTTTAGCCAAACTAAATCTAGACTTTAACAGTTGCCAATTATCTTCTGCGTTTGGTTCTTTATAAGAGATAAAGATGATATCATACATTTCGTGTATTACCGTAGTGTATAACAGTTATACCATCTGTTTTTGGAAACTGTCGCCACGGATCAACAACTACGCTACCCTTAGGTATAGTACAATATAGACTATCAGGGACAAGTTGCACTCCTGTTCCCGAATAAGTCACTTCTGCATTATGTGCCATTAAGAATACAGCAGGGCTATCAATGATCGCATCATCGCCTGTGAGTGGGTCTACATAATTTAATTGTATGCCAGCTTCTCTTACAAAGTATCCTACCAATTCACTGTAACTACCGATAGTATATGGAACATAGGGTTTGTAAGCACGACCGTGTATGACTACAGGCAAATCAGTTTCTCTACTTAATTTTATCAATTTATTGGCCATACGTTCTGCTTGCTTATCTCGACTATGCATTATAGCATGGAATAAATCATATCCAAGATCCAGTTTCTCTGCTAGATATCTCAATGCTATATTATCTCTAGGATGGCAAGCCCCTGCATCACCTAATCCTGCAGTCAAGTATTTAGGACCGGTAATTCTTTGTGTAGCAGCTTTAAGAGCATCTGTCACTACATCAACATTGATGTTTCCATTAGTTTCTGCTACATCTTGTATCATATTTACTAGACCGATCTTAGCAGAAATAAATGTGTTATAAAAGACTTTTATAGCTTCTGCTTCGTCCCAAGTACCAACATTATTACGTGGATTATTTTGCATTAAAGGTTTGTAGAAATCGATCAATATCTGTGCATCACCTGTAAGAGATCCATCTTCTGTTCCAATAATTAAACATTCTGGATTAATCATATCCCATTTAACTGATCCCATAGCTATTAGATAAGGATTGTAAATGAATCTAGCATTCGTAATGCACGGACGCAAGTGTGCTCTAACTGTACCCGGCAATACAGTACTAATCAATACTACTAGCTGTGTTTGGTTAACATATTTGTTAATCTCTCTTAACACCGTCTGAACTATGCTATAATCAAAATCTCTAGGAGGTAGATCGGCTATCGGAGTAGACCCACCATAGGATGGATCGTGAGGAGTTGGTACAGCTACAAAGATTATGTCTCTATCTATTACTGCTGCTTGTATAGAATCTAATAATGGTATAGTGGCTGTTGGATCTTTTATTACATCATACCCTACAACATCATACACTGTGCTCATCACTTCTGCACAAGGTAATCCCAACTTACCACAACCTATCATGGATATTTTCATTTTAACCCTCTCAACTTTGTAAGATACTTATTATTAAACCAGCATCTATAGAATTTTTTTGCTCTAATAAAATCTTGACAAGATCCAAAAAATCACATAAAATAATAGAATGAACGAAAATTTTAAAACAGGCAATTCCTTTTTTATGTGGATCAAAATACCAATGTCCTATATTGGTATAGGAGAGATAAAATATTGGTTCCACTGTTTAGCTCCAAAAGTTGCTATGTATCGATTGATAGTAGACGACGAGCTAGATAATGCTAAGGCAAATCTGAAGCAAAGAGAAGAATATTATCCAGGAACTAAAGTCATTAGTGTTGTTATGAATCCCTGGGCTAGAGTTAGACTAGGGTATCTAGATCTAAAAAATAATAATAATCCAATAGCAGATTGTGATTTTATTTCGTTTGTTAAAAATCTACCCAAACTAAAATCTATAACTATACCCAATCAATGGTGGCATCCGTTAGATCAGCAGATAGATTGGATCCAATATACTAAAGAAGATGGTACTATAAAGAAAGCTGATTATATTTTTAAAGTAGAAAATCTAGAAGAAGATTTTAAAATCATACAAGATTATTTTGAATGTTACGAATCGTTAGTTTGGTTTACACCAATTCCAGAATATAGAGAAGCCTACGACGACGAGACAAAGATTATCGTATCCGAACTTTTTGCCAAAGACATAAAAGAATTTGGATACGAATTTTAAATATTTCTTCCTATTATCCTAGGAGTATTTTGATATACTTTTTTAAAAAATATGCTAGCTTCTGCATCTAAATCAGCAATCTCTAGATTGAGATAATCCTTTAAATTTTTACCAACAGCTTCGACTTCTTCTGCAATAGTATCATCTGTTATCGTTGGTTGTATCTTTTCTTTCCAAAAATTCGTTAGATATTCAAAGTCTCGTACATTAACATAATCCCACTCGGTGCAGTTAGTCATATAACAACCTAATCGTGTTCCGTACATCGCCCAAAGTCCGTTTTTAACATCGGCGCCAACATTTGACCAAATCAATAGTCTTTGATAATTTTGCCACCATACTCGTTTAATATCTTCTGTCTTAGCTCCTCGATCTAGGCTCATTTTTACGCCTTCTCGGAATCCTGCACGCCACGCTTGGAACGGACTACTGTTGATATAGCTAGTAGAATAACATTCGTTAAATTGATAGTATCTAGGATCGAAACAAAATTCAACTACGCTTTCAGTATCGTCTGGATCAGCATTTTCGTGCGTTTTCATATTTAGGACGAAATCTTTGGTCCAACACTTTAGTCCGCCATTTCCATATATTAATCCATTAACCGCGTTGCGTCCACACCAACTAAAAACAAGATTTGATTTAGTTCCGGCTATGTCTATTTTCTGTTGGAAAAACTTAGGGTCAACTATATTGTCAGCATCAACGGTGATAAATCTGTCAGTTTCGCTGAGATTAGCAGCTGCCTTATGTGCATTATCGCTACCTTTCACTCCGTGTACTCTTTTGGCCCACGGAACTATCTTTATCAACTCAGCATAATTTTTTTCAGCGTTAGGTTCGTCGTAGCTTATAAACACTGTATCTATTTCGTGTAAATTTAATTTTTTCATCTCTTATCCAAATGCAGGTTAGTTTCAAATATTTTTTTGGTATAGATGTTACAGGGTTCTTTATTTTCGTACCCATCAAAAAATATCCTTAATTTCCTAGTTTTTATCAATTTCCTTACTGGGAATCTTATAGTTTGGTATAAAATATTTGGATCATTTTCTGCTGTAACATAAAAAATCAATTCTCTATCATCAGACAAGGATTCAACAAATAAATTATTTGAAAGAACAAAAATAAATCTACGGTTTATAT